TCAAGGCCGAGATTCCAGATATGGTGCGCCGCGGTGGCGCTTATCGCGCAGCGTTCGCCTAAGCTATGGCAATTTCCTACCCACTCACGCCGCCGTCGCCGTTCCGCATCTCGAAGCTGACGCTCTCTGGGATGAGCGCGACCTCGCGCAACGTCTCGCCGTTCACGTTCCAGACGCAGCAATACAACTGGCCGGGGCAGGCGTGGATGGGCTCGGTCGAGTGCCCGCCGATGACGCGCGCCGCGGCCGAGGAGATCATCGGCTTCCTGCTGGCAGCGCAGCGCGGCACGTTCTATTTCCAGGACTACGCGAACACCTCGCCGCGGGGCAACGTGACCGGCACGCTGACCGTCAGCAGCGCGACCGCCAACACCTCGACTCTCGGCATCTCCGGCGCGACCGGCACCTTCGCGGTTGGAGACTGGCTTCAGATCGGCACGTCGCTCTACAAGGTCGTCCAGGTCAACTCCTCGAGCAGCGTCGACCTATTCCCGGTCTTGCGCTCGAGCTACGCCGGCGGGACCGCGATCACCTATTCGAACGCCAAGGGCGTCTTCCGACTGGCCGAGTCGCGCACCGAGTGGTCGATCGAGCTCGCGAGCATTTACGGCATCACCTTCTCGATCGCGGAGGACGTCGCGCAATGAGCATCACAACCGCAGGCCGCACGCTCTCGGCCGATATGGTGACGGAGGTGACGACGGTGCAGCTGGCGCCGGTCATCCTCGTCTCGCTTAGTTTCCCTTCGGCTTACACGCGCCTCTGGACCGGCTACGGGACGCTGACTTACGCCGGCGTGCCTTACCTCGGCATCGGCACCTTCGGCAGCATCTCGCCGATTGAGGAGACGACCGACCTCGCGGCCCGCGGCATCTCGATGCGGCTCTCGGGCGTGCCCACCGCGAACATCGCGCTTGCGCTGACCGAGGATTACCAAGGCCGCGATTGCACGGTGCTCTTCGGCGCGCTCTCGCCGACCGCCGGCACGCTAATCTCGTCGCCGGTGACGGTGTTCCAGGGGCGGATGGACGTGATGCAGATCTCGGACGACGGGCAGTCCGCGGACATTACGATGACAGCCGAGAACCGGCTGGTCGACTTCAAGCGCCCGCGCGAGGTGCGCTACACGCACGAAGAACAGACGGCGCTTTTCCCCGGCGACCTCGGGCTGGAGTTCGTGACTGCGATCCAGGAGAAGGCCATTTACTGGGGCAACCCGAACCAGACGCAGCAAACGAACTGGAACGGAGGCGACAAGACCGGGCCGACCGAATACGAATGAAAGCCGCCGACATTCCCGCGGAGCTTGTGCGCTTCATCGAGGAGCGGCGCAGCCAGCCGTTCGCGTGGGGCGCGAATGACTGCTGCCTATTCGCTGCGGACTGGGTCACGCGGGCAACCGGCCGAGATCCCGCGGCGCACTACCGCGGCACCTACTCAAGCGGCATGGGCGCGCAGCGCATCATCGACAAGGCCGGCGGGATTCTGGAGTTGGCGCGCGAGCTCGGGCTTGAGCCAGCGCAGATCGGCCTCGCTCGCCGCGGTGACGTGATCGCCCGCGACGTGGGCAACGGCATCGGGCTGGGCGTCTGCGTGGGTAACGCCGCCGCCTTCGTGGGCCGCGATGGGCTGGAGTTCCTCGACCTCAACGGCGCCGCCTGCTGGCGCCTCTAATTATGCCGCAAGTCGCCGTCGTCGTCTGGATCGCTTTGATGGATGTCGGGCTGAGTGTCGCCGCGGCCAACGCGGTGATGTTCGTGCTCAAGTTCATCGCGACGACTGCTGCCTCGATGGCGGCGTCGAAGCTGCTTGCGCCGAAGGCTCCGAGCTATTCCGACCCGTCGCTGACCGACCGCTCGCAGATGATCCGCTCGCCGATTGCGGCGCGGCAGATCGTTTACGGCCAGACCAAGACCTCGGGCGTCATCGTCTACATCTCGACGACGGGAACAAAGAACGAGTATCTGCACCTCGTCGTCGCGATGGCCGGTCACGAGGTCGAGGAGATCGGCGACGTCTACTTCAACGACGAGCTCGCGCTGACGGGCGCGGGCAGCGCCGCCCAGGGCCGCTTCACGGGCTACGCCGAGATCTACAAGAAGCTTGGATCCGACACGCAGACGGTCGAGACGAACCTCGAAACCGCGACCTCCGGTCTGACCGATGGCAAGTGGACGAGCGACCATCGCCTTCGCGGCATCGCGTACATCTACGTGCGGCTCGTCTGGAACCAGGAGGTCTGGACCGGCGGCATCCCGAACATCGCCGCGGTGGTCAAGGGCAAGCAGGTCTACGATCCGCGGACAACGACGACGGCTTACTCGGCCAACCCTGCGCTCTGCCTGCGGGACTACCTGACCAGTTCGCTCGGGATGGCGATGGACTCGGCCGAGGTCGACGATACCGCGATCAGCGCCGCGGCGAACATCTGCGACGAGCAAGTCGAGATCAAGCCGGTCACCTCGCCGGCCACCTACGAGAACCGATACGAGGCGAACGGCGTGCTCTACACGAGCGCCTCGCCGGACGAGAACATCGGCAAGCTTATCACCGCGATGGGCGGTCTGATCGCCTACTCGGGCGGCAAGGTGGTGCTCTACGCGGCCGGCTACCGAATCCCGACGGTGACGCTAACCGAGAAGCACTTTGCCGGCCAGATGACTGTGCAGACGAAGACCTCGGCGCGCGACCGCGTGAATGGAGTCAAAGGCGTCTACGTCTCGCCCGAGAACGACTGGCAGCCGTCCGACTTCCCGCAGATCACGTCGGCGACCTACGTCACCAAGGACGCCGGCATCCGCTACTGGCGCGACGTGGCGCTGCCGTTTACGACCTCGCCTTCGTGCGCCCAGCGGCTGGCTGTGATCGAGCTTCGTCGCGCCCGCGAGGAGATCACGATGACGGCGCGCTTCCGCCTCGAGGCGATGCAAGTCCGCGCCGGCGATACTGTGATGATTACCAACTCGAAGATGGGCTGGACCCAGAAGGTCTTCGAGGTGATGGAGTGGAACTTCGCGAGCGATGGCAGTCCGCCGCAGCTGGCTATCGAGATGACGCTGCGCGAGACCGCGTCGACCGTTTACGACTGGACGGTCAACGACGAGATCTACGTCGACGACGCGCCGAACACGACACTCCCGGATCCGTTTACGCTCTCCGCGCCGACGAACCTCACGCTGACCGCGGACGGAACGACGCAGCAGATCCAAGCCGACGGCACGGCGCTCCCGCGCATCCTTGTCTCGTGGTCCGCGCCCGCAAACGAGTTCATCCAGGCCGGCGGCAACGTCGGCATCGAATACAAGGAGGGCACGTCGACGACCTACCTCACGTGGAACACGGTCCCCGGCTACCAAACGACGGATTACATCTCAAGCGACGTTAAGATCGGGCTGACGTACAACGTCCGCATCTTCGGCGAGAGCTTCTTCAAGGTCTCGACGTCCTACGTCAGCGCCACGGTCAACGTGCAGAAAGACACGGTCGCGCCCAGCATCCCGACGAACCTCGTCGCGACCATCGGAACGGGCTCCGCGGTGGGCCTTGACTGGGATGATTCGACCGCGCCCGACTTCTCCGAGTACGGCATCTACCGCAACACGACCGGAGTGACGCCGGCCAACGCGAACACCAACAAGATCGCCGAGGTCGATGCATCGCGCTTCGTCGACGTCGACGTCGCGGTCGGGACGACGTATTACTACTGGGTCAACGCCTACGACGCGCTCGAGAACGTCTCCGGCTTCGCGACCCGCGTGCAAGCGACGCCAGTCGCGATCACCGCCGGCGCCGTCTCCAACGTCGCACCGTCCACGCCGAACGCTCCGACCTATGCGAGCGAGACGACCTACCTCGCGAGCGACGGCACCGCGGTAGCTCGCATCACGGTGACGGCGCCTGCAATGCCGACGGGTGGCGCGGTGCTCCAGATCCTCTATCGGCGCAGCGGGGCAAGCGAATACGTCGTCGCGAACGTGCTGTCGTCGGGCTCAATCGCGGCGTCCATCGACGACCTATTCCCTGGCGTCGCCTACGAGTTCGCGGCGCGCGCGCTGTCGTTCTCCAACGCGGCAAGCGCGATCTCGGCTACGCTTTCGCGCACGGCTCCTAACTACTCGGGCACGGTGACGACTCCGACCGGCGGCACGATCACGAGCGACGGCGTCAAGCCAAAGTATTTCCCCGGCACAACGTCCTTCGTTTTTGGAACTCGGGTTGGCTGGGCTGCTAACACTCAATCCGACTTTGCCTATTACGAGGTCAAGGCGACGACGACGGATTCTGATGGCGCCACGAACTACAGTTGGACGCCTCTTGACGGCGCCAACTTCTTCGTCACGACTCGCGCGACCGAGTGCTTTCTCTACAGCGCAACCCTAGTGGCCGGCTATGTTCGCGTTCGCGCAGTCAATCGCACGGGCACCGCATCCGCCTGGGCCTCGCTTGGCAACGCCAACGCCGTAGGCAATGCCTCCATTGGCACCGGCGACATCTCCAAGTATGACGACTCCGACGTCACGACGACCGGCATCAAGACCGGCGGCGGAAGCAGCACGCGACAGATCAACGTCATCTTCTCCGACTCGGTGGTCGCCAACTTGGCCGGCGGAGCGCTCACCGAGAACTTCAACGTCTCGCTGACCAACCGCGGCTTCGGGGCCAAGCCTGACATCGGCACCGCGCAATGCGCGTCCGACGCCAACTTGGTCGCAGCCTACGACTTCGACGCCGCGGGCAACTCGAGCACCAACGCCGTGGTGCGCGTGACCACGCTCGACGGCACCAACGTGCCCGCGGGCAACCAGCGTTTCTCGGTCGAGTTCACCGAATACACCTGACCTATGGCTCTCCAGAAAACCTTCACCCTGCCGAGCGGCATCTCGGGCAACTACATCCGCCTCGTCGCGCACCGCTGGGACCGCGCCGCGCGGGAGTCGTCTGCGCTGTTCGCGCTCTACGTCGACTCGGCCGCGGCTCAGTCGGGCAAGGCGCCGCTCACGCCGTGGATCGCCAAGCTCTGGCTGCGCGACGCGAAGTTCGACCAGTACCTCAGCAACCCCGAGCTCACGAGCCCAGGCATCCTCGCGCAGCTTTATGTCGCGGCGAAGGCCGAGCCGATCAGCTGCGACTTCGGCAGCGATGCGCTAGCGGACGCCGTCGACGTCTGACTGTCAGATTCAGCCGGATAGAATTTTGAGAAAAAGAGTTGACCGCGGCGCGCGGGTCTGCATTGTCGGTGCTGTCGGAGGCAATCACGCCCCGGCGCAACAACGACAATGACCGGAAAGATTCTGCATCAGACTCAAGACTCCGTTTGGGAAGTTCGCTCCCGCCGCGGCTCGCTGCTCGCGATGATCTGCTGGGATGAGGAGTTCGGCAATTACTACGTCAGCGCTGGCGATATGGACGCGGAGCACTTCAAGACGTTCGACGAGGCGGCAAAGTACGCGGAGGTGACGCCGTGAAGCGCCTCGCTCTGCTCCTAGCGCTGGCCTCCGCCAGCCACGCCGCGCCGCCTGAGTCCTTCTGGCGCGCGCTTCATCAAGTCGAGACCAGCGGCCGCCAAGGCGCCATCCTCGGCGACAACGGACGCAGCCTAGGGCCACTCCAAATCAGCCGCGCCTATCACGCCGACTCGCGCGTCGCCGGCGATTACTCGCAGGTGACCGACCTCGCCTACGCGCGCCGCGTCGCGACCGCCTACCTTAAGCGATACGCGCCGCAGGCGTGGGCGCAGGGCGACGTGGACACTCTGGCTCGCGTACATAACGGTGGGCCTGCCGGGGCGCGCAAGCAGGCCACGCTGCCTTACGCCGACAAGGTGCGGAGGGCGATGCGATGACCAAAGCACGCAAGCGCCTCTTCGGCAGCGGCCTCGCCTTCGCGCACTACGAGCTCGGCCAAGCCGTCTGCTTCCGGCATTACGCCGAGTTCGCGCGCGACGAGCTTGCGCGCCGGTGCGCTCGGTCGTCTATGCGCCAGCACGCGCTCACTTACACGCGCGAGATCCTCGCGATGCAGGGCAAGCAGTTCCGCCTGCTCGGCCGATGAACAACAACTTCAACCGGAGCAACCCGATCAAGAACACCAGCGGCGGCGGCCACTCCGCGGCGCGCTACACCGGGACGCACGGGCACAAGGAGCGCTCGCACTACTGGGTATTCATTCCCGGCGAGGGCTGGGTGACGTGGCGCGAGATCCACAAGCAGGTCACCGCGTCCTTCCGCGAATGGGAGATGCGCCACATCCTCGGACTACGTAAACCCAAAGCCAGAACACAATGACTGACCAACACGCAGAACAGATCATCGCCGAGCTTCGCGCCATTCGCGCGCTGCTCGCCAACAAGCCAGCGGCTCCGGCCGCAGCTTCCGCGCCGGCTCCAGCTGGTGCGCCGAAGGACATCCCGCAGCCCAGCGAGATCGTGGCCGACCCAGGCTCGGTCGAGGTGCACTTCGGCAAGAACGCCGGCAAGCCGCTGCGCTCGCTCGGCGCGAAGAGCGTCGAGTGGTACGCACAAGAGCCTGAGCCGCGCATCGGCAACAACGGAAAGCCGTTCCCTCCGCGGGCTGAGGACGTGCGCCTCCGCAACGCCGCGCGCCAGCTGGTGCACGGCAACCGCGGCACGCTCGCCGCTGGCAGCAAGGTCACGCTCGTTACCGAGACGCTGACCGAGGAAGTGCCGTTCTAAATTTAAAGGGCGCGACCGAGACTTCCCAGCCGCGCCCTCAACCCAGAAGCAAAACACAACAGAACAAGAGCCAGACAATGAACACCGAAACCGTCAAAGAAGATACGCAACTCGCGGCCACGCCCGCGGCCAAGATCAACAAAGCGCCGGTCACCTTCGGCGCCCAGGGCGTGCAGCTTGCCTCGCTGGAGGACGCCTACCGATTCGCCAACGCCATCGTCGCCTCGGGCTTTGCGCCAAAGGGAATGGAGAAGCCGGAAAGCGTCCTCGTCGCGATCCAGCTTGGCGCCGAGCTCGGGCTGACCCCGATGGCTGCGCTCCAGAATACCGCGGTTATCAACGGACGGCCGGCCATTTATGGCGACGCCGCACTCGCGCTGGTTCGCGCCTCGGGCCTGCTGACCTCGTACAAGGAGGAGGAGATCGGCGAGCCCAACACCGACGCGCACGGCTACCGCGTGACCGCTGCCCGCGGCGACGCCTCCACCGTCGAGACCTTCACGGTCGCAGACGCCAAGCGCGCGAAGCTCTGGGCGAAGTCGGGACCGTGGACCGACTACCCAAAGCGGATGCTGCGCTTTCGCGCTCGCGGCTACGTGCTGCGCGACTTGTTCGGCGACGTCCTCAAGGGACTCCGCACCGTCGAGGAGGCACGCGATATCCCGGCCGAGCCGGTCAACGTCACGCCGCGCGGCCTCGGCGACAACCTCTAAGCACATTCCAAAATGGAAACCACACACGAAATCAAGAAGGCCGCGGTGATCGCCGCTGCCAGCGAACAAGTCCGCGCGCTCCTCGAGACGCATTACGACGCGATGCGGAAAGCCGCCGAAGAATCCTTCGTCGACGACGACACGCAGGCCGAGCCGAAGGCTAAGGCCAGCTTCACGATTGAGTGGGACGCGCTCGCGATGGCGCCCACGGTAACGGTCAAGGTCGGCTGGAGCGTCCGCTTCAAGGACGAGTCCGAAGCCGTCGTGGATCCGCTCCAGGCCAAGCTCGACATCGGAGGTGCTCAATGAACGCCGCGATTCGAGGCGAGCCGTCCGAGGTTTATCACGCGACGGACGCCATCAGCCACTCGAAGCTCGAGGTCTTCCGCCGCCGGCCGGCGCTCTATCACCGCAAGTACGTGCTGAAGGCCGTGCCTGACGCGGACTCCTCCGCGTTCGCTATCGGCCGCGCGACGCACGCTGCGGTGCTCGAGCCGCAGACCTACGGCGCGCTGTACGCTCGCCGGCCAGACGGAATCGACCGGCGCACGAAGGAGGGCAAGGCCGCGTGGGAACAGTTCGCCCAGGCCAACGCCGGAAAGACGATCCTCGATGGCGAGGACTTCGCTCTGGTCGAGCAGATGCTCGAGGCGGTGATGGCGCATCCTGCGGCCTCGGAGCTCTTCGACGCCGGCGAGCCCGAGCTCGTCTGGCGGAAGCAGTTCGCGACGCTCAACGTCCAAGCTCGGACGGACTGGTTCAACGCCGAAGGCTGCGCGCTTTGCCCGCGGCCCTACGTCGTGGACTTGAAGACGGTCGAGAGCTTGGACGACGGCGCCTTCCGCAACTTCGAGAAGGCGTTCGTCAGCCTCGGCTACCATCGGCAAGCGGGCTTCTACCTTCCGCTCTTGTACGACTGCGGCATCGCCTGCACCGACTTCTTTTTCGTGGCCGTCGAGAAGTGCGAGCCATACGGCGTGGCGGTCTACAAGGTCTCGAACGCCGCGCTGCAACGCGGCCAGGAGGAAACGCTCTCCGACCTTGTGCGGCTCAAGGGCTGCATCGAGGCGAACCGCTGGCCCAATATGCCAGACTACGTGCAGGAGATCGACCTACCCGAGTGGTACAAAGGAGGCGCGCGATGACGCTCAACACCCTAGCTTGGCTGACGGTGCTCCTGATCGCCGTCGTCGCTTACGCGCTGCTCACCGCTCAGGATGGGAAAGGAGGCGACGAATGAACGCGCTCGAGATCTTCGCGCTGGGCGCGATAATGCTCTGCGCCGGCATCTCGCTGGGCTTCCTCTGGGGACTCAAGAACGGCGAGCGACTCGGCCGCGACCGCGAGTGGATGGACAGCTTCTTCCTCAACATCAAGCGGGACGCGGAGCGCCGCGACAAGTGCGGGAGGTTTAAAAAACGATGAGCGCACGACCTAACCCGAAGAGCGAGGTGATCGACGAGATGGTCGCGCGCTTCGCTCCTTTCAAGGAGATCCAAGCCGCCGTGCGGATGCAGCAGGCCGCCGTTCGCCAGCGCATCTACAACAAGGGCTACCGCCGCGAGTACATCACCGGCGAGGAACGCGCGCACCTGCTGCGACGGAGAGGGGTGAAGCCGTGAACGAAATTAAATCAGGTGAGTCAAATGACCCTATCACATCACGAGAGCACGCGCTGCGCCACATTATCGTAGAGCTGCAAAAGGAAAACAATGCGCTGCGCGAGTTGCTAGTGCAGGCCGGCTACATCGTGACGTACTTCAACGGTGACATCGCAATATGTCGCGACCCTTGGCACCAATCAAAAGAGGCGCAGCCGTGAGCAAGCCAACCATCGCCGACCTCCCCGATCGCTACCGCCTCCAGATCGCGCGGCAGCTAGCGCAGGCGCAGCGGCCGAAGACGATTGCTCGCGAGCCTGACCCTGCGCCCGATCCGAAGGTTAAGCGGGCCTTCGACCGCGCCGAGGTCTTCCTGCGCGCGCTGGAGGTTCGCGGACTGCCGCGGCCCGAGCGCGAGTGGAAGTTCGAGGCGAAGAGGCGCTGGCGCTTCGATTACGCCTGGCCGCAGCAGATGCTTGCGCTCGAGGTCGAGGGCGGCGTCTGGACCGGAGGCCGGCACACGCGGGGCGCAGGCTTCGTCAAGGATATGGAAAAGTACAACCGCGCGGCCGTCCTCGGCTGGCGCTTGCTTCGCGTCACGCCGGACAAGCTGGTTTCGGCTGGCACGTTCGAGATGCTCGGACAGATTTTTTGTTTGAGGGATCAGCAACCTCAAGCAAGCTGAGGACAAAGCGGCGAGGTGACACTCGTTCCGTATGTCAGCAAACACCACATTTCCCCGGCCGTCTGCGTCTGCACCGAGTTCGTCGTTGTCTCGGCGCAAGTGTCACCGCAGGCGGGCCGGGGTCTTTGTTTGACTATGCAAAAACTAATCGAAGGTCGCGAAGCAGGTAGTTACCTCGCCGTCGCCGGCCAATCCGCAATCATCGTTTCCGCCGACAGCGACGGACACTTTTTGATCTCTCAGACCATCGGCGCTCCAGGCGAAGAGGTGACTGAGATCATCCACGTCACGGCGCACGCAATGCCAGCACTCATCGACTCGCTGCAGCGGATCAAGTTCCGCGCTGATGCCGGCCTCTATGACTCTCGGACCAACGCGCGAAATGAGAATCCGAACAATTAAGCCAGAATTCTGGCAGTCGGAATCGCTCTCGCGAGTAAGCCGGGAATCGCGACTCCTCTTTATCGGGCTTTTCAGCGCTTGCGACGATTCAGGTAAGACTCGCGCGGCCTCGCGATTCCTCGCGAGCCTTCTGTTTCCATACGACGACGACGCTCCGAAGGCCATCGAGGGCTGGCTGGCCGAATTAGAGGCTGAGGGCTGCATTCGGCGCTATGTCGTCGAAGGAAACACATATCTCGAACTCCCTAAGTGGCGCGAACATCAGAAGATAGATAAGCCATCAGCCTCGAAGCTGCCGCCATTCGCCGAAGGTTCGCGAGCATTCGCGGAGGCTTCGAGAACTGTCGTGGTAGGATCAGGGATCAGGGATCAGGGATCAGGGACCATTGCGCCGGCCGGAGCCGTCGCCGAAGGAAGGCCGAAAGACTTGGTCTTTGAGGCTCTTTGCTCGGTCACGGGCAACGACCTCGCCAGCCTGACGAAAAGCGGCCGAGGTGCCATCAATGGAGCCTTGAAGGACATTAAGGGCGCGTCGCCAGACGTGACGCCAGACGAAATCAAACGTCGCGCAGCAACCTACGCGCGCAAGTTCCCCAACGCCGCACTCACGGCTCCCGCGCTCGCCAAACATTGGTCGGGCTGCGGGGGCGCAGAGGGCGAGTCAACCGACGATTGGTTGGCACGGATGTCGCAACCGATCCTGCCTGGCTACAAAAACACCAAATGAACGCCGCTGAAATCAAGGCGATGCTCGCATCGCGGACGCTCGACGTCTGCAAGCTACTCCTCTCGAACGGAATTGAAAAGGGCGGCGAATGGATCTGCGGCGATGTCAACAACAACGCAGGATCATCGCTCAAGGTGCGCCTAAAGGGCACGAAGGCTGGTCTATGGGCCGACTTCGCCGCGAATAAGCAAGGCGACATCATCGGGCTTTGGATGGAATGCAAGGGACACGACTTCGTCTCAGCCTTGCGCGAAATCAAGGGCTGGCTCGGGATCGAAGATCGCGGAGATCGAAAGTTTGCTCGGCCATTCGCAACCGAGCGAAAGTTCGTTCGTCCGACGCTCGACAAGGCCACTCCGCTGGAAAGCGGCGGCGACGTCTTCGACTATCTGACGAAGGAGAGATGCATTCCAGCGGAGGTTCTGCGCGCTTACGAGGTCGGCCAGATGAACCACGGAAGCCACGGCGCAACTTGCGTTTTTCCAGCGCACGAACCGACCGGGAAGGCCGTCGACCTAATCAAATTCCTAGCCGTCGAGCGAGATGACGACGGTAAAAAGCGGGCCTGGTCGACTGCAGACTCTCGCGATCACCTAATCGGATGGAAGACCGTGCAGCCGAACGACCGTGAGATCTGCATCACGGAAGGAGAGATTGATGCCTTTACCGTCGCATCCTGGGGCACGCGTGCTCTTTCAATTCCGCGAGGGGTCAAGGCATTCGACTGGATCGAGCACGACTACGAAGCGCTTGAGCGATTCGAGCGCATTCTCATCTGCACCGATATGGACTCGGAAGGGAATGCTTGCGCCGAGCAGATCGCGCAGCGGCTCGGCCGAACGCGGTGCTATCGCGTGACGCTGCCGATGAAGGACGCGAACGAAGGGCTGATGCACTTCGATATGGGCCGCGAGCAATGGCAGGCCGCAGTTGCTGAAGCGCGCACGCTGGACCCAGACACGCTCCGCTCGATTGGAGACTTTGCTGCGGATGCGTGGGAGGCTCTGCATCCGACAAGCGAACGCGCAATCGGAACGGAGCCACCTATCTCGATGCCTTGGCGCTGCCGCCACGGTGAGGTCACGCTCTGGTCGGGAATCAACGGCCACGGCAAATCCCAGTTGCTGATGCAATTCGCGCTGCACGATGCATCGCAGGGACAGAACGTGTGCGTCGCGTCGCTTGAGATGCCGGGGGCCAAAATCGCCGCGCAACTCGTGCGAATGACGATGGGCAAGATGCCTGCGAAGACCGAGGAGCAACCGACGCAGCAGGCTTTGCAATGGCTCGCGCAGCACTTTTGGATCATTGACCGAGTCGGCGTGATGCCGTGGCGCGAACTGCTGCCGATTATGGAATACTCGGCCAAGCGCTACGGCTGCACGCGATTCGTCATCGACTCGCTCGTCCGCTGCGGAATTGGCGAAGAGGACTACGACCAGCAGAAGGAGTTCGTTGGAGCCTTGACCACCTTTGCCGGCAAGTTTGGGCACGTACACATCGTCGCGCATCCGCGCAAGGGCCAGGACGAGGCACAGGTGCCGGGAAAGATGGACGTGCGCGGCTCAGGCACGCTCGCTGACCTAGTGCACAACGGCTTCACGGTCTGGCGCAACAAGGACAAGGAGCAGCGGCTGCAGATGGTTAACCCGAATGACATCCAGACGCGCTTTGCGCTCGAGAAGGCCAAGGACGGCCAGCTTACGGTCTGGAAGCAGCGGGAGGGCGGCGAGGAGCCGATCCGCGGCCTCTGGCTGCATAAGCCGTCGCAGCAATTCCTCGACTCGCCCGAATACAAGCCTCGCATCTACTTCCCAGCCAAATGAATACCAACATCGAACGCCTCGACAACGTCGCAATGCATCTGCTGACCGAAAACGCCACGCTCTCGCGCGTGATCCGCCATTGCCGGGAACGCCAAGAGGAGGTGATGGCGCGCCTCAAGCACATCGAGGAGCTCCTCGCCAAAGAGCGCGATTTGCGGGGCGATCGTCATCCGATGGCTACCCAGACCTTCACCGGGCAATCGGACAGTCAGAAAACGCACGCAATGGCCGTTTCCGCTTGACGGAGCGGCAAGCAGACACGCCAATTTCGGGCAGAGTGGCACGGAAACCTAAAAACATCACGGCGCACGCCTGGGCCAAGCATCAGCGACTGACTGCCAAGCTCGGCGGCGCGAAACGGAGGAAATGTGAAGCAGGACGCAGATCGGTTGGAACTTGAGGCGTTACGCCTCGCGAATCGGGCGGCGCGGTCCATCGCGCAGCTGGAGAGTCATCGCAAGAGCCTGGTCAAAGAGCACGCCGAGCGCATTAAGCGCCTGCGGCAGATCATTGAGAGCATCCAGCAGCGCGATCAGCTGGGCACGCTGGGGCTGGAGGACGCGGTCGTCCTGAGCGAGTCAGCTGCGGCCCTAGTCCACAATCCGCTCGAGGGGCTGTGAGCCGTGGTCACCTACACGCTCAACCGCCAGCCGGTCCATAGGCTGCGCTACGATGGCGCGAGCGAGGCGGCAAAGGTTAGCTGCGAGATGTTCGAGCGGCTGCTTGAGCTGGACACGCTTAAGCACGACTCAGCCGCCAACCTAGTCCGCCGGCTGGCGACCCTGGCCGACCTATCGCCATCGGCCTTCCGCCTAGTCCTGCGCGCAGGCTCGGGGGATACGGGCTCGATCCTCGCGTCGTTCGAGCAGCAGGCGGTGGACCGGGGCAAGACGCGGCAAGCGCTGCATTGGGAGTGGCAGGAGGACGTGCGGCGCATCCGGATGGTCTTTCCCGAGGTGGCGTCTGTGCTCGTCGAGTTGCGGGAGACCATCAAGCACCGCGAGGATGCGATGAGCAGCGCGGATGGGCTGCGCGAGGCGATGCGGCAGCAGGAGGGCGAAGAGTGACGCAGGGCCAAAAGTCGGATTTCCTTACAGGAGGGGGCGGGGGACTAAGGAATCTTTTACACGGCGGGGGCGTCCGCGGGTTGCAAGACC